GCCCATATAAAATAACCCCATATTGAAGGAGAGAATTGTGGCCGTGTATAACAGTCGTCTATTGTCGCAGGTTGAAACTTACCTGAAGGTGTGTGAATTCCTGACCAAGCTTGAGAAGTGCCCCAACATCCCGATGACTCGGAAGTTGAAACGTAAGCTAAGTAGCTTGATCGAAACTACCTCCACCAGACCGAGTGTCCAAGTAGAAGAGGAGTACCGATTAAAGCCCATGAAGCTGAGTGGACTCTATCGAGTAAAGGAGGGGTTCTTGGACTATATCGAGCCTTGGGAAGAGGAAGGCTATTATGAAGCACTCATTGCAAAACATGAGGCCGAAAATATGCCTGTTTGCCACCCTGACGATGAAGGCTATTACGAGGCACTCATTGAAAAACATGAGGCCGAAGTAAGTGGCCACGAGATCGAATGAGAAGGGGTTACCATAGTGGATATGGGCTAACTACCGACCCTCGGGAACCCTCGAACCCGAAGACACTGGCATATCCCAAACTGCCCGAAAGGGCACAGAAAGGAGGACACCTATGGAAGATTATATCTTCCGTGTCTCGGATCCAACCTCCCGCTTAATTTCATTAGGCCTCCCCAAGTATCTTGCTATCCCATTCGTAGGGCTAGTCAGACGCTGGGAAGTGAACAGTGGTCCCGCATGGACGGTCGATCGGCTGAAGTCCTTAAAGACTGATTTAATTCGTCAGTCTGCCGGTTTACCCCCTTTGACCTGGGTGAAGACTAATGCCCGGGGCAAATGGTATGGGGCTATAGGTGGGATCTTTCGTTATTCCCAAAGATCACCTAAGGCTTTTCAGACGGCTCTCGCGAGCCTAATGATCTACTCGGCTTTCGAGCCGAGGAAGCCGACCCTCAAGCATGTACAGAAACTTCGTACAGCAGTTGGGGCGAAACCTTCATTCATTCCTGTTGATTTTAAGCAGGATTTACGGAGATTAGCTCTTGACTACTTGGGTCCCCAGAAACATGCACATCCTCAGCAGTTGGTAACCTACCAAGGTTCTCCTTCTGTTCGCGCTCCTATCTTCGGAGAGCGATCTGTCCCTCAAGATAAGGGCTTGGAGAAAGAATTACTCTGGGTCACGAGTGGCGGTGAGTACGCTCACGTCGCGAGTAGCCATTCGATTTTCCTTAACCGTCATTATGACTGTTATGGGCCGGTACTTGAGGGGATCGATGCATACCTAGCACAAGGCCGATTTCTGCCCGGCCTGTCTGGAGCAATTTTTAACCGTTACGACCTTGGCGGTCCTTTCGCTACAATTTATCGCGGAAGACAGGACGTACCACTCCCAAACCCCGTGTGGGGTGGAAGGGTTATACCTCTAACCAAGGACGGCGGTTGGAAAGTGCGCTGGATCGCTAGCCCATGTCGCCTACACCAAATGGCCTTACGACCACTAGGCAGGGCGCTGTATCGAGTTCTCGAACAGTTACCATGGGATTGCACATACGATCAGGAAAAGGCGTTAGTACCCATACAAAAGTATCTTCGTACAGGACGAGTTGCCCACGCAGTAGATTTGTCATCTGCTACGGATCACTTTCCGTTAGAATTGCAATTGGAAGTGCTAGGTGCCCTCTTTCCACAATGTCCTTACGTCAGACTTTTCGGCGAGCTCTCTAGATCCTCTTGGTCAAGTCCAGTAGGTACTCTTTGCTGGACAAAAGGTCAGCCGATGGGGTTGTACCCATCATTTGCCTCGTTTGGTCTAACCCATGGTTTTCTCCTCTTGTTACTAGCAGGAGGCATCTACCGGAACCAGTTTTATGTTCTGGGAGATGACGTGGTGATTTTGGATCAGACGTTGTATGACCTGTACATCAAGACTCTAGATCTCCTTGAGTGTCCACGGGATGTTCACAAATCGATATCATCGGGCCAGGCTACAGAATTCGCTGGCCGGCTGATCACACGCACTGAGGTGATTCCCCAGTACAAGTGGAAGGCCGTTTCCGATGATAATTTTCTCGATTTTGCTAAATCTTATGGACAGGGTTTTGCAAGCTGCCTGACGACCCGCCAACGGCGAGTCTACAATCAGGTGAAGCGATTCTTTCCACCGTTCGGCTGTAATCACAGCAATGAGTCCTCAAGATCATTCCTTGAAGTATGGAAGGCGACGGAAGAATTTCGCGAACTTGCAACCTCCGAGGGGGTTGGTAGATGCTTTTATACGAGCTTCCTTTGTTGGATGGGCGAGCGTTTAGAGCCCGACCGATTAGACAGTCTCTATCACCGCGTCGACTTCGACGTGATGAAAAAGATGTCCGAAACCCTCG